ATAATATTGTCAATCTCTCCATATAAAGCTTGATTTAAATTCTGATATGTATTCATCTATAACCTTTTTATTTTATGTGTCTATTTCATTGGAATTTCGCAAACATCATTATTGCAAAACTTATCTATTTCTGCTGCTTCTCCTGAGACACCGGTAAAACTTAACTTTTTTAATCTATCAACCTCAAACAAATATTGTTTTTCATCTATAGCTTCGTATGGCATTTGTTTATATGCTCCACCATTTTTTCTTGGTAATAACGAAATTCCTTTTAATCTATATTGAAAATAATTTAACACGTGTGGTAGTTCATCTGCCTCTGTTTCAGGATTGAATGTTGCAGTACAACTAACTTGATTATCTGCCCAATGTCGTTGTAAGAATGCGGCTAAACTAAACTGTTCCCAGATTGATAATTCAGCCGCGGTTCTTATACCCTCCCCGACATCAACCGGTATTTCTACAACCATAGTTGTATCTTCTGAACCAAATGCGGGTTCTATATGATAATTTGCTTTCTTTAATGGCTTTAATAATTCTGAATGTTTTGATAATCTCATTCTACGAATATAAAATCTTGACTCTGGATAGTGCATTCCTGGAGTTGCTCCTACTAATAGTGAAACTGTACCGCTTGGTTTAACGGAGGTTGTTTTTATAGATCTAGGTACTGCGAACCAATCAGAATACATTTTATCCCATTCTTGAATAGTCTTGTATCCTTTTTCTAGCCACTTCCTTAAATCATCTATACCATTGTTTGTAATAAACTGCGCGACACCACTCACACTACATCCAATCCTACGATTTCTCAACATAACTCTATTAGTATCAGGCCAATGTGTTTTACCAAGTGTTACTGTTTTGGCATACAGATAGGCATACTTTAAAGTCTTTTTATAGTCGTCTAAAGATTCATGACTATTTGGAAATGTTTCAACTAAACAACATAACTCATATGATTCGAGCGATTGTTCAAGACAAGGATTACCGCCAGCAACTCTATGGTCTTTATTATCTCTACCATTTTTAAGTCTACTATAACCTCTCATATTTTCTAACCATGCGAATCCAGGTTCTCCATTGTCTGTAATTCTTTTACATACATCAGTATAATCCATACCAAGTTCAGCAAAAATTGAATTATTAGAAGTCCAACCATACTGCTCTCTATCTGGATTAACTTCATAATTTTTTAGATCTAAATATTCATCATCATATGGATCACCAAATACAATTTCAGCCGTTCTTCTTACATTTCCTGCGACAACACATTTACCAATGAGATTCATTATATCTACTATTGCAGTTGTAGTTATAGGATTTTCTACATTTCTATTTAATACTTTTCTTATTTCTACATGAATTTCTTCTAATGGTTCATGACCACTTGATACCCCACCAAATCCTCTAATTGGTTCTCCAGCTGGTCTAATTTTTGAATAATCAAATACAATTTCTGCTGATCCATGAAAATAACTCTCTAACAATAACTTTAATGATTCTACCCAACCTTCACGATTATCTGGTATCACATATTCTTCAACACCTCTATTTGGATTAGGCAATTTAATCATAACTTCACCAGCACCTTTTACATCAAACCCAACACCAACACCTAACATTGAGGCATCCATCAAAAAACAAAATGGTTTTGAATAATCGTCTTTTAGTGTTTTAGTAGATACAAAGGCACAATTGTTTAGTGCTGCATATAAATTCTTTTCTTCAGTGATTGGTGTTCCCATTGCCCATAGACCACGGCCAGGAGGTAAAAACTTCATATAAAAAATTCTATCATACATTTCTTGAGCTGATCTTTGAGCTTGCCAAGGATTCCATCCTAATTGGTGCCCATCTATCCAGTTCATTTGCATTGTATAGGTTCCCTCAACAACTCGACGAACAGTCTCATACCATCTTTCATTTTTACCATCGTCTTTTATACGAGAATATGTTCGCATATAAACTAACTCACCTAAACCATTAAAACCAAATGGTGGTTTTCTACGTACATATTTACTTACGAAATTGTCAGACAATGTAAACTTTTTATTATTCATGTAACAGCCTCTACTGTAAATTTTTAGTTAAAACCGAATTTTCACCACATGTATAAATATCAAGTAGTTGAATCCTTAAGCTTTTTAGATAACATTTTTCGCAAATATTCACTAGAATTATCCATTTTTTTCTGTTGCTCTTTTCCACCAATAGACATCTCGTCAAATATATGAATGACTCCAGTTGACGTATCCATTTTAGATGGAAAGGTTAATCCATCTGGACCAAATCTATTTTTAATAATATGCCATCTTCCTGTATTTGCAACTTTATCTGCTATTTTTCTAGATAAAGAAATAACGAAATCTGCAATCATTACTTTTGCATACGACTCTGAAATTTTTTGTGCCTCAATAATATCTTCGTCTAATGCACTCCTATTTGCTTGAGATGCTGTCCAAACTGGAATCTCAGATTCTCCAGCCATTCCTCTCAAATCCTCATAAATATTCCCAAGCTCATGTCGTAATTCACCACCTAAAAAACTACCTCTAAGTAAATCTGCATAGTCTACGATAACTAAATCTGGTTTCTTATCTTGTAATATACACCGTTCTAAATGAGAATTTATTGTAGTTATAGAAGCAGTTTTTGTTGGAAAATATTTTATAATTAATTCTCCAGGTAATTTTCCTACTTCTTCTATTACCGTTTCCTTATTATATTTTAAATCTTGCGCTGGTAACCCAGTTAATCTAGCATCATATCTCAATCCAACATACGCTTGATTCAATTCCATAGTATAGTGAATGACAGTTAGTCCTTTTTGTATTGCATTTACCCCAACATTAACTAATCCCCAAGTTTTACCAACTCCGGCTGGCGCTACAAAAACCCCTAACTCTCCCGGTCCTAACCCTCCATCCATAATTTCATTTATAGATGTCCATGGAGTCTCAACAGTAATACGTGCACTTTCAGAAAATCTCTCTTCTATATCTTCCGCATAATCATGACCAATATCTTTTTCTACTCCAACCTTCATTGCATTATCAACTAACGATTTGATCTGATCATAATTTCCAGTCTTTAATAAGTCTACAGACTGTAATATTGCACCTTTAATTGTTTGGTTTTTACAGAAATCAATTGTCTTATCTTTAATAAAATCTAAATCAGTTGACTCTATATGTTTCCAAGACTCTCTCAGCTGTTCAATGATAGAAGCCCTTAGAACATCGTTGGTGACATCCTGTAGTTTAACCTTTAATACTTCTAATGTTGGTGCTACCTTGAACTTTTCAAAATGTTCATTAATAGAAGAAACTATCCATGAGTTAGCTTCTGACTCAAAATATTTTATTTCTAAAATATCAATACATTGCTTTAGAAATGTTTTATCGGTTAATAGTGCTGCTATTAACTTGGTTTGAAAGGAATAACCATACGTTGCTAATTTGTCATGTTGAGCCATGTGTCATACCTGCAAAAATGTCTAACTGATTGAACGTGTCTCTAGTCCATGATTCAATATTTCTCAATATGCTATATATTTTATCTTCCATGCTCATTGTGATAACTTTATATTTGACTAATCTACTTATTGGTTCATGTACTCTGCCTAAAATATCAAGCTTATTTTTTCCAGACATATTAGCATTATAAAGTTGCATTAATTTATAATTCAGTTTTAATTGATCTTTTGAATTAGAAATATTTTGGTAAAACTTAACTTCGTTTATATGTTCTTTAGAATATTTAGAAATTTGATTCAATGTAACCTTATTGCTTTCAAATAAAAATGGAAGCCTCTTTTGTAATGTTTTATGTCCAGAACCTTTTATGCCAGGAATATTGTCTGACTTATCTCCCTGTAATACTTTGTACATTATATAATTATAATGAAAAAGTCCAAACTCCTCATATAATGAGTCTGGAGTATATAATTTTTTCTTAGTGGGACTCCAAACAGAAACTCTATCATCTACTAATTGTAAAAAGTCCTTATCTGTTGACATAATAATACACTTATTTTTTTCTTCAGTAAATATGTCGTTTGAAACGTAAGCTATAATATCATCAGCTTCTGTATTATCTACAACTAAAATAGTAATAGGAAAATATGAC